TGAGTATCTAGGCATATTTTGAGGACGTGTTCCCTTTAGGTTTATACTTTTATACTGTGTATCTATTTCAACTTCACCAGATAATTTCTGATGACCCATGATTTCAGATGCTGCATGATAAAGTTTATGACGCATATAGAAGCAGGTCGTCTTGCTTGTCTCCAAGACTTGAGCCTCACCCTCTAGAGGCATTTTATATAATTCCAGTTCAATGAAGTGAAGCCACTGGTCCAAAGTAAAATGAGACCAGTAGAATAAGGTGTTGGTTCTATCACTAAAAGACTTGTGACAGTCAAGACAGATATATCTCTGATGTCCGTTCTTATCTTTTCCATTCTTCTTGAAATGAACTGAACCACATATAGGGCATGCCTTATGAGATGGATCAATGTCTTCATCATCCTGTTCATATAATGATTCAATAAGCTTATTTACATAATCCTTATCCTTAGATCTTAAATAGTTTTTTACCTGGTTTTCAGTTATCATAGCACTCACCTGACCTTTTAAGATCATTTTACAACTATTCGAGAAATGATGATTTGAGTTAGGTGGCTATAAAGTAGAAAAATAGGCGTTAAGTTAAATTTAATGATCTAGTAGCAACATTTTTCATAAACTTAGCGAAAATAATCAACTTATGATGAAAAGGGTTTATAATGTAAGAACAGAAAGGGGGAACAAAATGAAAAGAGCAGAACTGAAAGCATTCAGAACGTCAAAGGGACTTACTCAGAAGGATGTCGCAGAAATGCTTGGAGTATCAACTAGCCATTATGCTTGTATTGAACAGGGAACACACAATCCTTCTACAAAGCTTGTCAAAGTGTTCTGCAATGTATTTGGTAAGGAAAATGCGAGTTTAATAATTGGGAGCTGAAAACATGTTTGAAATCGTAGAAAAAATCATAGAAAACGGTAACGCAGAAGAATTAAGAAAAATTATTAAACAGTATGAATTGGATGTTTCAAAAAGAAAGGAAAAAGAGAAAAATGAACGGATTTGAAAACATTACAAAAGAAGTAGCAACTGATTTAATCGAGTTGGTAAATCAGTTAAGAGGGCTTGAAAAGTCCGCACAGGTCAACTATTCTGTGCAAAATCGAAAAACAGGGGAATGGATGCGCAAGGCATTTGATTATGTGCCATTAGACAGCATCCTAAACAAAATAAAGGAAAATAATAACTTTGCTTTGCTTCAACCTATAGGCATTGATGAAAACGGAGTGTGCGGTGTTAAGTGCATTCTTGTACACAAGAGCGGGCATGTATTTGAAACAAATACTTATCCGTTTGCAGTAAAGGAAGGTGCGAAGATACAGGACGAGGGCGCAGAAATCACGTACCGCAAGCGTTATTCATTGGGCGCATTTCTTGGCATGGCAACAGAGGAAGATACGGATGGCAATGATAACGAAGCGACTAACAGCACGGAACGCAAGGCATCACCAAGACAAATCGTATTATTGAGCAAGATCTATATAGGCGAGAATCTTGAAAAGCTGTTAAAGATGAACAATATCGAAAAGCTGGAAGATATGCCAATGTCGAAGGCAAGTGAGTTGATAAGTAAGAACATGAAGCAGAGAAAGGAAAATAGACATGAATAATTACGTACAATTTGTAGTATGCCAGCACACTGGCGATAGTAAAAAATACCTGTTCTATTCACCTGCTTTTTCCAACATTGATAAAGGTGACGAGGTTCTGGTTGATACGCAGTTCGGAGAAAAAAAGGCAACCGTGCTTGCAGTTTGCACTTCATCTAGCGAGGATGTGGAAAGAATATTGCGTGTTCTTGCAGGTGCAGAAGACAAGCCAGTCAAAAGAGTTATCGGCAAATATAATTTCGTTAAATTTGATTACAGCGAGGATGAAAACAATGGCTAATATTATTGAAAGAACGGGATCAGACGTTACTTTTTCTAAAGAAGTATGTGAGAAAATCATCAGCCTTGAGAAGCAGGCGAAAGAGATTAAGAAACAGCAGGACAGCATGAAGAAAGAAATTCTTGATGCTATGCAGAAGTACGGCGTATTAAAGCTCGACAACGAGTTTCTGAAGATTGCATTCATTCCAGAGCATGACACAGAAAAGTTTGACAGCAAGACATTCAAGGAAGAGAATCCTGACGTATACGACTTGTACGCCAAAATCTCAAAAGTGAAACCATCCATCCGCATTACGGTTAAATGATGGAGACATTCAGCATTAAAGGCGGTACGCTTGAATATTTCGATGAAACGCACACATATCTGTATGAAGGGCTTATGTTGCCAAGTGTCTCGCAGATTCTTGGCGTGAAGTATAAAAACGATTATGCAAGCGTGCCTCCTGCCGTGTTGAATAATGCGGCTAAAAGAGGGACGGCAGTACATAAGGCAATCGAAAACTTTAATGTTTCGGGCTATGATGATGGAAGCGAAGCAGTGCGAAACTTTAAGTTTTTGCAGAAACAATACGGATTCGAGGTTCTGGACAGCGAGTTGCCACTTGTATTGTTTAAGGATGATATGCCGATTGCATGCGGACGACTGGACATGACAATGCTGATGGATGGTGAAACTGGCATTGCGGATATTAAAACAGTCAGCGCATTAAACAAGGAAAAAATCGCATATCAGCTGAATTTATACAGAATCGGACTTATGCAAAGTTACGGAGTTGATGCAAAATTCTTGAAGATCATACATCTCAGGGATGGCATCAGGAAATTTATTGACAGTCCTATAAACGAGGACATGGCATGGGAAATCATAGAAGAATATTACAGGAGTAAAGAACAATGAATACAGTTGTATTAATTGGACGTACTACAAGGGACATTGAACTAAGAAGGACAGGCAATGGAACGGCTGTTGCAAGTTTCACACTTGCAGTCAACAGGGACTTCAAGACAAATGACGGGCAGGAAGCAGATTTCATTCAGTGCGTTGCATGGAAAAAGACGGCTGAACTTTTAGAGCAGTACGTTCATAAAGGAGATAGAATTGCAGTTAATGGCTCTATCAGAACAAGGAATTATGAAGATAGTCATGGGAGAACAGTGTATGTTACAGAAGTGTTGGTTAATCATGTTGAGTTTCTAGAAACTAAGAAACGTGAACAAAATAACTATAACAATAATGGCTATACTGAACCAGACAACATCAATGATAATGAACATTTTGATTTAGAAGAATATGATCTCCCATTTTAAGGAGGGAAAAGTGGCATGATTGGAAATGCACAGGCAATAATTGCGTGGCTGTTTGAACAGGATAAAGAAAAGATATTTGAGATAAAGGAAAAGAAAAAAAAGCGTTCTCTTACAGCCAACTCTTATTATTGGTCACTCCTCAATCAGCTCGCAAGTGTTATGAGGATGGATAACCAAGAATGCCACTTTCTTATGCTTAAACGATATGGGCAGTATGAGGTTGTTAGCATTCGTTCAGATGTAAGCCTACATGACTATTTCAAGTATTATGAGGAGATAGGCAAAGGCAAAGTAAACGGCAAGGAGTTCACACATTACAAGATTTATAAAGGCAGTTCCCAGATGGATTCTAAGGAGTTTGCTATATTGCTTGATGGTGTAAGAAGCGAATGCGAAGAGGTAGGAATACCAACGCTAACACCGTCAGAAATTGCACAGCTTAAATTTATAGGAGATGATTAGTTGAGAGATTCAATTATGCCTAATGGCATGTATCAGGCTAACGGTCACACATATTATTACAGCAATCAGCGTTATGAGGGCACACATAGGCATGAGATTTTTTTCGGCACTGCCAACCGCAAAAAATCAATCAAGTATGGTCTTGTCGTATTCATCAGGCCTGAAGATCACAACATGTCTGAGTATGGCGTTCATTGCAGAAAAGGGCAAGAATTTGATATGTATCTGAAAAAGTTGGGGCAGGAACGAGCCATGGACGAGTATTCATGGACTACAAGCGAGTTCATTGACATTTTCGGGAAAAACTATCTGTGAGGTGACTTATTTGTACAGAAAGTATCACAATACAAAGACGGTTGCTGATGGCATCAAGTTTGATTCAAAGCTTGAAGCTGAACGGTATGCACAGTTGAAGATTCTGGAACGTGCGGGGGTTATAAGAGGGTTGGAATTACAGCCTTCTTTTGAGCTTATACCATCATTCAAGAAGAATGGCAAGACATGGCGTAAAACCGTGTATAAAGCCGATTTCAGGTACATCTTGTGTGAAGATGATAGTTATATCATTGAAGACGTAAAAGGCTCTACAGCGGTAATTACTGACGTTTTTCGTTTAAAGCAAAAACTGTTCGAATACAAATATCCAGAGTACACAATCAGCATCGTTACGAGTAGAGACATCAAGAAGTTTCAAAAAGAAACTAAAGTCGGCAAAATGTGTTGACTTAATCACATTATGATGATAATATTATAGAGTAGCAAAAATCTACACCACCTATTCAGTGACCGCCATTGCTGAATAGCAGTGAATGAAACTGAATAGGTACATGAACCGTATTGCATTAGGTTGGCGGACTTAATGTGATGCGGTTTTCTGCTATTATAAAGACAATCACATGGAAAATCATAAAGTAGAAAAGAAAGGAAGCAAAAACATGAACGAAAGCAGAGATTTCAAGGGCGTATGGATTCCAAAGAAAGTGTGGCTAGACACTAGGCTTAATGCACTTGATAAAGTTATTCTTATGGAAATTGACAGCTTAGACCAAGGCGAAAAGGGATGCTATGCAAGTAACGAGCATCTTGCTGAGTTCTGCCAATGCAGTAAAACGAAGGTATCGACAGCAATTTCAAAACTTATTGAATGTGGATACTTATACATTCAAAATTTTGATGGAAGAAAGCGAGAATTGAAAAGCAGACTTTCAAATTTTGAAAGGCAGAATATAAAAAATTGTAATGCTGATATTCAAAATCTGAAAGAAAGTAATACAGATAATAATACAAATAATAATACAGTAAGTAATAAGAAAGAAAGAAAGAGAACGTCGAAGTCATATGATGAACAGATTACAGAATACACAGAAAATGAAGAACTTCAGAATGCATTGAAAGCATTTGTACAGATGAGATCATTTATCAAGAAACCTATGACAGAGTATGCTCTTAAACTCATGCTGAAGAAACTTGATGAACTGGGAAATAACGACACGACAAAGATTGCTATTCTTAATCAGTCAATAACGCATAACTGGCAAGGAATCTTCCCTTTGAAGAATGAATATACAAATCAGGGAAAACAGCCAGAGAAGAAATACGACCAGAATGGCTATGAGTCGGAAGAAGATCTCATGAAAATGTTCTATGGTAAATAAGTTTCAAAAAGAAACAAAATGCGATAAAAAGTATTGCAATCGCTATTATATTATGATATTATAATGTTGTAGAAAGAGAGAGGTACAAAGATATGACATACGAACAAGCAGTTGAAAAAGCATACAGAAATAGGGACTGGTCAGATGGTTACATCGTTGAAAAAGATGGCGATTACGAAGTCGCTTACAATGGCCATGAACTTGAGTGTGCAATGGCGGAAGGCTGGAAGTTTGTCGGTTTGAGCAAGTAATATTAGGAGGAACAGAAAATGGGAACAAAATATTATGTAAGTAAAGAAGCATTAGAATTAAAAGGAATGGATTATTTCAAAAGTTTAAATCACTATGACATCATTAGACATGCTAATGAGTGGGTTGATGGTATTTATTACGAACAAGATGATATGTACAATTATAATCTATGTGCAAATATTGAAGATGAAACATTCACACTATTTGATGAAGATTAGGAGGCAATATTTATGAAAATTGTAAACGTGTCAAAATTATATAGTTTGTGTGGTCCTCGTGGAGGAACAAAAAGTTATTTCGCTATCGTTAACGAGGAAGGAAACTTCCTCAGCCTTGATGGCGAAACCACTTATATTCCTTGCGGTGGAAGATACACATTAAAGATTATCATGAGCCAACTTGATAGCTTAAAAGCCTCATGGCTTCCATTCAAATTAAGTAAATAAAAAAAGAGTGAAGCGATAACACATAAAACACCTTTAAAGAAAGAAGGACGGAAACATGAAAGAAACAAAAATCATTGATGGCCATGAGTATGCAATCGAGACAATGAACCAAAAAGGAACAAGAAAATTTTATCGTTTCAATGATAGAAACTCTAAAGGTGAAAGAATAGAGGTTGAATTTGTAAAGGTTGAAAACGACTACAAAGAACATCTGATAAATGTATGGCATAAAAAAGGGTTTATCAAAGAACGACTCAAAAGCTATTGGCACGTTACAGTATACGCATATGACAAAAAAGGTGCATGTTGGGGAAGGTATAACCCGCAAATTTTACCAGGTGGAACAAAAATCAATTTTGACTGGGTTCTTGAAGCTACAGAAGAAAATAAAGAACGCATTTTACATGAGATTATAAAAAGAGCTTACGGAGGAACAAAGCATGAAAAGAAAAGAATGTCAGAAACAGATTAGAGACTTGATGATTCAGATTCGTGACGTTTACAGGAAGTACAATGCAGACGGAAAATATCTCAGCCTTGCCATCATGGGCGACACCTTAATGGCAAATAATATGAAATATACAGACGATGCAGAACATCCGTTAGACATATACTATGTTATAAAGTAGATGGAAAAGCTTCAAAAAGACTTGGAGAAAAATAAATAGAATGATTTTTACAGGAAGGACTGACAACATGAAAAATACAGTTTTTAAGAACGAAAAGTATCCAACAACGGAAGCAATCCAGAGGATGTTGAAAACATGCGATGAGAGCGATGAATATATCAAAGGCAATATGATTTACTGCCGAAAATGCAACGAGCCAAGAAGAAGATGGTTGCCGATGGTCGGTGAATATTTTCCTGCAATGTGTTCATGCTTGATTGCTGAAAAAGACAGGAAGGAAGCAGAGAAAAAGAAACAAGACAGATTGGCACGAATTGAAGGATACAGGAATACGGGCTTTCCTGACAGAGAACTTCAGAAATGCCGATTCGATCACGACGATAAGAAATCAAAGAAGGCTAGCGACATGTGCAGGAATTATGCGAGAAGGTTTGACGAGTTCAAGAAAGCAGGTAAAGGGCTTATTCTGTTTGGTGGAGTTGGAACAGGAAAGACGTTTCTTGCATCATGCATCGCAAATGAATTGATTGACAATGGTATTCCGTGTCTGGTCACAAATTTTGCACGAATCATCAATACATTGCAGGGAATGTATGAAGGGAAGCAGAAATATCTGGACAGCCTGAATGAGTTTGACCTTTTAGTTATTGATGATTTGGGAATCGAGCGAAACACGGAGTACGTCAATGAGCTTGTATATAACATCATTGATGCAAGATACAGAAGCGGAAAGCCGATGATCATTACAACGAATCTTAAATATTCAGATTTGTATCATACAGAAGACACAAGCAAAGCCAGAATCTACAGCCGTATTATTGAAATGTGCCTTCCTGTACTTGTAAGCGGAGAGGATAGAAGAAAAAACAAGATGCAGGACTCAAGACTGATGGATATATTAAACGGTTAAATGTTTCAAAAAGAAACGAAATACATGAAAATGTATTGCAATCGCTATTATATTATGATATTATAATAGTGCAAAAAGAAAGGAAGATAAAAACATGACAAACGAACAGATTATATTTAACAATTCTATAGAATTGATGAAGGATGGAAAAATCGGAAAGACTGGAAGACAGTTTGAATTCGAGGACGAGAATGGAAATAAGATCATGCTTGATGAACCTGAAGACATTCATACATTCCAAGCATGGAAAAAGCTCGGCTATTGTGTGAAGAAAGGCGAGAAAGCTGTTGCACAGTTCTACATTTGGAAATGCGTATCAAAGAAAGCTGAAAACAGCGAGGGTATGACCGAAGAACAAAAAAGAATGTTTATGAAAAAAGCGAGTTTCTTCAGCGCAAGCCAAGTGCAGGCAATGAATTAATGATATAAAGGCAAGCCCACCGCCATAAAGAGTGGGCACACAAAAAGGAAGGTAAAAAAACATGAAAAACATTGAAACAATTAATATCGGAACAATTAAAACGTGGAATATCGAAGCAATGACAGGATATAAACCACGCACAACATTCTATGAGGACTTCAGCATTGCAGACCATTTCGGTGGTCCTGCAATTCGAGACACATATCGCAGAGCGTTAAACGCATGGCAGAACAACATTGAATACATGACAGAGCTTGTCATGGTTCTGAATTGGAAGATATGGGAGCATTACAGAAAGAACTACATGCTTGCCGAGATGTATGACGAGCTTTGGCGCAAGGCTGATGAGTGGGTTCTTGACCATTTCGATGGTGATGATCTTCAGTATTTCTTTAGAACAACGGACTAGGAAAACCTAGTCTTTTTTTATCAAAAAAATGATGTTTCAAAAAGAAACAAAACATGAAAAAATGTATTGCAATTATTACCATATTATGGTATCATAATGTTGTAGAAAGAAAGAGGTACAAAGATATGACAGTAGAACAAACAACAGTAAATGGAAGAAAATTCAATCACTGGGGAGACAACATCAAGAGAGCTGAAATTGCAGAAGATGTTGAAACTGGCGAAGTAAAAGTAATCAGATACAACGGTTACCTAAGTAATGACTTATCAGTTAGAAAAGCAATTGCAATAACATTTGGATTACCAACATTTAGAAAATAAGAAAGAACATGAAAACATTAGGAGGAACGAAAAATGTTAAACACAACTAATCTTACAAGAGAACAAAAGAAAGGCTTAAAGGAATTAGGTAGAATATTATACGGTAATAATACAAAGTTTGATTTCGAGCCACTTGAAAGCCACCCAGAACTAATCGAAAAAGAATGGGTTTCTAAAAAAGGTACTACATTCGTGAAAGTAAACGGAACTCAATTAGAGAAAACTAGCTTGAAATATTATAGCGTTGATATGAACACTGGAACTATTCATCACACAGGCGCATTAACTAAGTAAATTAAAAGTGAAGCGACAACACTTAAAACACTAATTTATAGGAGGAACAAAACATGAAAGTAACAACTTATTTCAAAAAGAACGGCTTTATTTATGGAGTCAGTGAAAAATTTGAATTCGGAGAATGGAATGGCTATGCAAAAAAGTTTGATAGCCTTGAAGAAGCTGAAAGATGGTTACACACTGAAGAGTATGACTTTAGAACTAGATCACTAGTTTCTAAGACATACGCAAAGAGATATTTATAAGGAGGAACGGGAAATGGTAAACACAAACAAATCAGCACAAGTAAGAGTGTACGTGAGCAGTAATTTGCTGGAGTTGTTTGGTGAAGACTTTTTCTTTAGTGATTATCCTTTAGGAAAAGTTAAAGCCAACACAAATAGTGTATACCAAGAAGAGGTATACATAGGGGTCTATCAAGATATTCATTGCAAATATCGTTATGATAGGAAAAATCATATACATTTCTATTATCTTGCAGGCAACCATGATTATAGTGATTATTTGTTTATGGGTGGTCATAAAGCCTAAAAGTATGAAGGAGGAAGAAGAAGATGATTAATGCTGAAAAATATAGAGATAAATTGCTAAAGTTTATCAAAGAGAGAGATGCTGGAAGTTTTACATTTAGCAAAGGTGAAGAAGGCAAATTTTGGCAATGTGGTGGAAGACGTTGCTCGGAATGTGGAATGAGCAAAGAAAGAAGTAATTGCACAGTGGCGAGATTAAAATGGCTTTTATCAGAATATAAAGAGCCTGTGAAGTTAACTAAATTAGAATATGAATTGCTGAAGTTCTGGAATGATAAAGAATTTAAATATATTGCGAGAGATTTTGGCGGTATGGTATTCACGTATAATGAAAAGCCGTCTAGAAAGGCAGTAGGCTGGGGAAGTATTTACGGACACCGTGTCCAAGAAGAATTTGATAAGTTATTCCACTTTGTAAAGTGGGAAGACGAAGAGCCTACATCAATCGAAGATGTACTTAATAGCTGTGAGGTGATTGAAGATGATTAATGCAGAAAAACACAAATACGAATTAAGAACATTAAATAATTTATTTAAATTATGTGATTGTGCTTTAAGAAAAGACAATGGATCGTTTGGTAGGTGTTCTAATATTGGCTGTAAAAACTGTATGTTTAACGAAGACAGGGATTGTGATTATGCACGTATGAAATGGATGCTTTCGGAAGCCAAAGAGTCCCTCGAGGTTAGCAAGTTGGAATATGACATCCTGCTTTACCTCTATCACAACACTAAGTTCCGTTACATTGCTAGAGACGAAGGAATGTGGCTATTCGCTTATTATGAATCTCCTGTTAAATGTACGGATAACTGGCAAGGGGGGAAATGCTACGAAACTTTGGATATATTCAGCAACTTATTCAAGTTTGTGAAATGGAGTGACGATCAACCTACATCAATCAAAGAAGTTTTAGATAATTGTGTTGTTAAAGAGATTGAGGAGGAACAATAATATGCCAAATTGGTGCGTCGGTACTCTTAGAGTACGTGGAAAACAGAAGGATTTACAGAATTTCGTTTTAAATGGATTGAAGCCTTGTGATCCTTTTAAAAAGGAACCTGCAAAACTCGAACTAGATGAGTTTGGATATGTAGATTGCAATGAAGAATGTTGGATTGAAGGAACGCGAAGAGGGTTCGTTTATGATCTAGATGTATGCTTTGAAGAGGATGGTGATTTTATTCAGACCATTGCCCTCGATGCGGAATTCGCATGGGCTATCAGTCCCGATGAATTATTAAAAGTATGCCAGAAGTATCATGTTGACATGAGAATCTACGCTTTTGAAAGAGGAATGGAATTTAATCTAGAAATCGAAATTATTAACGGAAAGATTACGAAGTATTCCTATTTTTCATTCCAAGATTATACATGGGAATGCATCTGCCCACACATGGGAAGATAAAAATAGAAAGATCCATGCGAAGAACTCAAGATTATATATACGAAAAGGAGGCTGAGCGCAATGATGAATTTTAGCGCCGAAAAAGTTCAGGAAATTGTAGAAGAAAAGAAAGCTGAATATAAGAAGCTAGAAGAAGAGTATTCCTTTTTAAAAGAAGAATTTGAAGATTTAAAGGCTGAAAATGAAGATTTAGAAGATAGGTGCGAAAGTTATAAAAAAGCAAACAAAACGTTATCGCACATATGCAATGAAAATTTAAATAAGATGTATGATATGCAAAAATTAAACAGTAAACTTGTTAGCAACAATAAAACAGCTAACAGAGATTTCTTTATTCTTGCAGTAGCCTATGCAGCTACACTGATGCTGATGATTTACTTGTTTATCAGATAGGAGAAGGTTATGGAAGATTATTATAGAACATGCAGATATAAAAATGAAAATTATATATTCCATTGTTTTGAGCAGTGGTCAAATGTTATAGGAGAATCAATTGTTATTGGTGGACATCCAGGAGGACAAGTAAGTGGGGTATTTGCTCTAATCGAAAATGAAAAAGGCAATATCTTCAGAGTAGATCCTACAGCAATTGTTTTCACTGATAATGAATTTGAGGAAATTTTTAAAAATTGTGAGGTCGCTGAACATGAGAGTAAATGAAATAGTAAGCAGATGTAGAACAGACCAATTAATTATTATCAGATTTTCTGACAAATCTTTTATAGGTACTGTATACGATATCGTTTCTTTAACAGAATACAGACTATATAGAATCGGTGATATGGTTGTTACAAATATTAGCAGTGATAACAGTGTTTTATGGATAAAGGTGGTGAAAGCATGAGATTAGAAATGAATAACTATTTAACAAAAAAAGTAGTCTATTTAACTTATCAGCAATTTTTGAACGAATTGGAAGAATTAAAAAATAAATATTACGTTATTGGCTACACAGTCAAGTCACAAGAAAATACTGCAGATGTTCAGTTAGTAGAAAAAGAGGAAAAAAAGGGACATGAAGAAATATAATGATTTTTCAGTAGAAGTACAAACTATTTTAAAAGATATTGATAAAGTGAAAAAAGCATTACGCAACAAGAAATATTGTTACGATGAATGTGATGATGAAATAATCAAGAAAATGTTTCTGGTAAATCTTAGATCACATTTGTTTTCACTTGAAATTAATTTAAATACTTGGATTAACAATGGAGGAAATATGCTAAATGACAAAAAATGATACTTTTGAAGAGGCAGAAAAATATCTATAAAATATAAGTATATCCCTATATTGATATACCAATTTAAAAAACATTAGTTACCTGATCTAATCAAAACAGGGCTCATAAGAAAATTCTATTAAAAACCTATTAGATTCTGTTAATCTCATTTTCAATATAGGGATTCAATTCATAAAAAAGAAGCAAGGAGCAATTTTGAATGAAAAAAATTAATAAAAACAGGGCATTATGCCTTTTATCAGATGTGTGTATTTTGATTATTTTATTTTCTATGGTAACAACTGGCAACAATTGGGATTCAACAGAAGTAAAAGTCTTCTGTTGCAGTTCGCTTTTTATGAATATTCTGTTCGTACAGTATATTCTTATTGCAGGAGGCAGATAGCATGAAAAGATTAGAGGTGATCTCTAGTGAGAACTATTAAAGTTGAAGAAGAAAAACTTGATAAGCTTTTAAATGCATTTGGTCAAAACTGCGATTATTTGTTTCAAGAAGTTTATAAAAAATACTGCTGTCATGGAATTATTAATAATGAGCCTAAAGAATGTAAAAATTGTAAATTTAAAAATAGTAAGTCAATAAAAGATTGGCTTAAAGAGGAGTGATCAATTATATGGATTTTATTGGAATATTACTCATAGCAGTATCAATAGCTTTGATAGCGATTGGATATTTCTGGGAAGAATAGCGATGAATAAAATGCAGAACTAAATAAAAAAATGGCTCGTGAAGCCGTTCGAGGGTGTCAGCACAAAACGCAATACTTATAATATGACTTATAATTTCCAATACTTTTACTGAAAATCGTTTCTCCTAATACTTAGTGTTGGCATTCTCAAACGACTTCATGAGTTAGATAACTATATATTTGAAAAGATAAAGAGAGGTAAAAAAATGGCAAAACTTGCAAAACTGAAGTACAAAACACTCGGTGGTGACGTAAAGATTAACACGTATAATGCGACAATATCAAAAAAGATTGTGGCAGAATCTGGGCTTGATCCTGAAAAAGAAATCACAGTTAAAGCAGAAAAAGGGAAAATAATTATTGAACAAAAAAAGTAAAGGAGTATAAAGAATCATGGATAATTCGCATAAATTATTAAATGATGCTGAGGGGGTCCTTGTCAAAGACTTTAATCCGAAGTACAAAACTATCGAACTGATTGAAAGCAGAGAAATATTTCCATTCGGAATTCCTATAGGCTTGTTTAAATTTGAAAAAGTAAAAAAAGACTACGGAGACAGAAAAATTGTTTCTGTGATGGATTTTAATGATACTCACAAAACTTCAATAGCTATAGAGGTACTTAAATCATGAGTGGTGGAAGTCATAACTATATAGCAAATGAGATAAACGAAGCATTGTTTGGAGATCGTTTTGAAAACCGTATAGAAAATCATTACCAAAATGTTTGTGATGATAAAATCGCGAGAATTGCAAGAAACTTGAATCCGATGCATGACAGAGAACTATCCGAACTCATGGCAGATGTAATGTGCTTGCTATATGGCTTGGAATGGTTCGATTCATGCGATATCGGAGAAGAAAAATATAAAGAGTGTGTGAACAAATTCAAGGCAAAGTGGATGCATAGAACAGAAAATGATAGATTGAATAGCTATCTTGGAGATTTAAAAAGCTATTATGAAGAGTTAATTGAAGAGTTAAAGGAAAAAGAAAATGATTAGCGATGTACATTGAAATTACGATTGAAAAAAAGGGTATTAAAACCCTTTTTTTTGGTAATAATTAGAGTATAATTACAGTAGAAAAAGAGGGTAAAAAAATGTCAGCAAAGGAGGGCAAAAAAATGGTATTTTCTAATAAAACATATGACATTCTAAAGTGGGTGGCACTTGTAGGAACAAACGCATTTTCAGTGCTAATTATCACGCTCGGCAAAATCTGGGGTTGGAGTTATGCAGAGGCTATTGCAGGAACTATTTCGGCAATTGGTACTTGTATTGGTGCATGTTTACAGATCAGCTCAGCAAACTATAAAAGAGGTGAATAAATGAACCCAGAAACAAGCGTAAGCATCGCATTACTCATATCCTTGACATCGCTTGCATGTACGTTGATTAACACTTTTGCAGGTGGCAAAAAACGTCAGGAAGAACAGGCAGAGCGAGAAAAGAATAGGCAGATGGATATCGAAAAAAATTTTGTGAAGATAAACTTAAAACTTGACGATTTTTGTGACACCACAAAAAAGATGATGGCAGAGAATAGTGAAAAGGCTGAGCAGTTGAAAAATGTATCAGAGCAAATCGTACTTGTCAAGGAACGTGTAAATACGTTGTTCAAGTACAAAGATGATCACGAAGCAAGAATTAAGGAACTTGAAGACAAGGTCAAATAAGGAGGGATAAATAATGTACGGTATTGATATTTCAAAGCATAATGGCAATATTAATTTAGAGCCATATAAAGGGCAGTTTGTAATTATTCGTGTGGGATATGGACACTTTCATTTAGACGAAAAATTTGAAAGAAACGTGAACGAATGTAAAAGACTAGGTATTCCGTTTGGGGTTTATCATTATTCATATGCATTGAATGAAGCAGATGCAGAAGCAGAGGCTAAAGGAGTGCTTAATGCAATCGCTAAATACAAGAATGATATCAAAGTAGGAGTTTGGTTTGATATGGAGGACGCAGACGGTTATAAGAAAAAGCACGGTTTCAAGTTCTCTAATTCAACAATTGCTCCGATTTGTTTTAAGTTCTGTAAGATGGTTGAAGATGCAGGATATTACGCAGGTATTTACACTTCTAGTTCATGGCTTGATTATGTAAAAGGTTTAAATGATAGATTTGATAAATGGGTTGCTAATTGGGGGAAGAACGATGGAACACAGCACACAAACACTTCTCAATATGGAACATTACAGCAGTACACTTCTAAACCATTAGACAAAAATGTAATGTATGCAGACCTTTCAAGATATTCAAGAGGTAACACAACATCAGTGAAACCTCAGCCAAAACCAATTGATCAGATTGCCGATGAAGTAATTGCAGGACAATGGGGAAATGGAGCTGACAGAAAGAAACGTTTGACTGATGCAGGATATAGCTATGATGCAGTCCAGAAAGCAGTTAATCAGAAGATGGGTGCTAAAAAGCAACCTGCACATGTTTATTATGTAGTAAAGCGTGGAGATACACTATCAGGCATTGCATCAAAGTATGGCACGACATGGCAGAAGTTACAGGCTATGAATGGCATCAGAAATCCTAACAAGATTTATCCTGGGCAGCGTATCAGAGTGAAGTAAGATGCAAGGCTATTATTCTTGTAGCAGATGTGGCAAGATACATCCGAAAGGTTATGTGTGCAAGGTAGAAAAGAAACACTACAAGTACAGCTATAAAGAGTCAAGGCTGAGAAGTAAGAGCGCATGGACAGATAAAAGCAAGCAGATAAGAGAGGATGCAAACTATCTATGTGAAGTATGCAAAGATAAAGGTATCTACAACTACCGAAATGTAGAAGTACATCACATAGAGAAGCTGAAGGATAAGCCAGAGCTATGGTTGGAAGATGATAACCTTATATGCTTATGCAAAGACTGTCATAGGATGGCTGATGCAGGAATGATTGACAAAGAGTATTTAAAGAAGTTAGCTATGCAGAGAATAGACAGGCTGAAATAAATCCCCCCATGGGAATGGGCTTTATCTTATGTGACAGTAAGATGAAACGCCCATACGCAAGAACACAAAAATAATAAAATACAAAGATTTTTTGGAAAAACGGCTAAATTAACGCTATAATGTGAGTATAAGCCGTTTTTTGTTTCAAAAAGAAGCGAAAATCATGCGAAAGTGTTCCACGTGGAACATGAGCGGGCGATATAAGAAAGGTAGTGAATGAAAATGACAAATGAGAACTTAAGTTTTAAAAGAATAGGTGCTTCAAGTGCTGCAAGTTGGGCTTGGGGAACATCTTTAATCATGGGACAACAAATAGCTCAAGAGAAAGGTATAATCGCATGGATCATATGGGCTGTTTGTAATACCTTAACACTTGCGTTATTTGGATGGCTATATAATAAGAAAAAATTAGTCCAGAAACTTATAATAGAAAAGAAGTAAAAGTAATAGCATTAATAATTCAATTATTCTGCTTATTAGTTCAGTTGAATTTTATAAATCAACAATTTTTCATTATTACAGGTAGTCCAACTGCATCATATTTGATAACAATAGCATTAGGATTTTTCTTTACTCTAATTGTTTACAAAAAAGGACTACCAACATCAGTTAAAACAGATGTATATCAATGGTTCATGGCTATTGTATCAATAATAGCAATTATATCAGTTGGAATATTTACAAAAGCCCCATTACAAGCATTTGCACCAACTAGCGTGAGTGGTGTGTTATGGGGAGTATGGTCTGGACTTATTTTATTTGCTGGACCTATTGGAGATGTACAACATTGGCAAAGAGCAGAAGCAGATGAAAGTAAAAAAGGTTATTATTTAGGAGCATTTTTATTTGGACTTTATATGTTATTAATATTAGGAATGGCTTTCTTTAAATTTACACTACCAATGCATATTATTTTATTAGTAGCAGTTCTTGGAGTAACTACATCAACAATAGATAGTATTGCAGTAGCACTTCATGAAGTAGGAAATAAGAAAATAGGAACAGGGCTTTCACTATTATTATGTATTGCATTTGGAGTATTTGTTAAAATGGGAATGCTTCAATTATGGAGTTCATTTGGAGTTATTAGATTTGCATTTGCAGTTGGTATTTTGTTATTACCATTAGCATTGAAGAAAAAAACAAATATAGTAATTCCAGTATCAGCAATAACATTTGGACTAATGATATTATTTGCAACTTTAGGGCAAATAACAATTAATTCAATTGTTGGAGTTATTAGTTTTTTAGTAGCAACAATAATACTTGGCTATGTATCAGTAAAAGCATTGTAATAAATGCTAGTAGCAGATTAACAAGGGCTAGAGAATTTTAAGAAAGTAGGAAAATGAGATGAAATTAGAAGTAGTAAAATTAAGTGATTTAAAACCATTGGAGAAGAATGTTAGAAAACATAATGACAAACAAATTGATGAATTAATTAGAAGTGTAGAACAATTCGGACAAACAAGAGCAATGGTTATTGATGAAGATAATAATATCTTAATTGGTAATGGTTTATATTTTGCTTTAGTAAAAATGAATAAAGCAGAAGTTCAATGTTATAGAAAGACAGGACTATCAGAAATTGAGAAGAAAAAATTAATTTTAAGTGATAATAAAATTTATGGCTTAGGTGCAGATGATTACAATGAAATAAATAATTATATTCAAGAGATAACTGGAATAGGAGATTTTGAAATCGCTGGTTATGACAAGTTTATTTTGGAGCAAATGACTGCAACAGATGAACAAGTTGAAGAAGCAATAAAAGATTATGGTACTATAACAGATACTAAATTTATTCAAGAAGAGCCAAAACAAGAAGCCAGTTATAAAGAACCAGAAATTAAAAAAGAACCAGAAATTAAAAATGATCCAGTAACAATGGTAACGGAAACAAAAGTCGGTGCAGAAAAAAATGAGAAGAAATATATTATATGTCCTTCTTGTGGGGAGATGATATATCTTGATTAAAAAACAATACTCAAACATTGATGTTGTAACTATGGCTAAGATAAGAATAAAAAATATATTTAAAACTGCTAGTAGAATTCAATTATCTGTTAGTGGTGGTAAAGATAGCATTTGCTTAAATGATTTAATATTTAAAATGTGCCAAAGTGGAGAAATAGACAAATCAAAATTAATAGTTGACTTTATAGATGAAGAAGCAATATTCCCATGTGTAGAAAAACAAGTTAAAAGCATGAGATTACAATGGTTGAGTATTGGAGTACCTTTTAATTGGTGGTGTATTCAGGTAAAGCATTATAATTGCTTTAATCAATTAACTAATGATGAAAGTTTTATTTGCTGGGATGAAACTAAAAAAGATGTATGGATAAGACCAAAACCAAAATTTGCAATTACAAATGATCCATTACTTGATGAAAGGCATGATACCTATCAAAGTTTTTTGAATAAAAAAAATAAAAATCGTGTATCAGTAATTGGTGTTAGAGCAAGTGAAAGTGTTCAAAGAATGATGAATTTAGCAGAAAGAACATCACAAGAAAAAATGTTTCCTATCTATGATTGGACGGATAAAGATGTATGGATGTATATAAGAGATAATAACTTAGAATTCCCAGATGCCTATAAATTCATGTATCAAGTAGGAGTCCCAATTAATAGATTAAGAATAAGTCAATTTTTTAGTATAGATACTGTTAGAAGTTTAACTCAGATGTGTGAATTTTATCCGAAACTATTTGATAAGATTTGTAAAAGAGAGCCAAATGCTTATCTGGCAATGCTTTATTATGATACTGAATTATTTAGAAGACAAAAGAAAAATAAACAAGCAAAGAAAGATGAAGAAGTTGATTATAAGAATAAATTCTTTGAGATGTTAAAAGAAGAATGGAGATTTGATAATAAACCTATGCAGAAGGTAAAAAAATAATTAATAGAATATTAATTAAATATGGACCATTTTTAAATCAAAAACATTACAAAGAGTTATGTAATATAGTAATTGGTGGAGACCCCAAAGGAAGAACATTAAGATCGTTAGACCTGCATTTATATATGTATGTATCTGAGGTGAGTGGCAAATGAAAGAAAATGAAATAAAAAAATATGAAAATAAAAATATATTAGAACCTTTAGAAAATGTTAAATTTGTTGATAGAGATTTATTGAAACCAAATAATTACAACCCAAATAAAGTATCAGAACAAAATCTTGAATTATTAGTTCAATCTATATTAGTAAATGGTTGGACTATGCCAATAGTTATAAGACCTGATTATACAATTATAGATGGCTTCCACAGATGGACTGTATCAGGTAGAGAACCATTGAAAACATTATTAAAAAATAAAGTTCCAGTTGTTATTGTAGACCATAAAGATCATGCAGAAGATGTTTATGGAACTATTACACATAATAGAGCGAGGGGAACTCATTTATTAGAACCTGTCTCTTATACACATCTCCGAGCCCACGAGACCGGAGCCTATCTCG